AAGGTGCAGGATGTATCGGTAAAGGCTGTCAAGTATGCTGACGAATGGGAACCGTATGACTATGAGAACCTGTATTTCACAAGAGAAGAAGCAGAAGCGGCACTGGAGAGAAGGAGGAATGGCGAATGAGAAATGAATGGACGAAAATAACTGACGGCTTACCGCCAGTAGGAGTTCCTTTAATCGTTACAGTGAAGGACGGTCTACAGGGTAAGCCGAACACGCTCAGATACCCTGTCTATTACGAAAAAGCAAAAGATGGGTGTGGGTATCGTTGGAGTTGGAGATTCGGAGATTATGACTATGACTTGGTGCCAGAGGTCAGCGAGGTAATTGGTTGGATGGAAATGCCGGAGCCGTTGGAGGAGGACAAAGGATGAAACAGACATACGAGGATGATTTGACAAAAGCACTGCGTTGCCTTGGAAGTCAGAATGCAGAAGGTGACTGCTACGAGGATTCGGAAAATATGAGGCGTTGGGAATCTGGAGAAAAGCTTCTTATGTGTGCGGAAAATCCAGTGGGTAAAGAAAGATGTCCGTATCATCAGCCTACATACAGCTGTTGCTTTGAGGGTGGAGAATGTATGGAGTGGCTTGGAAAGGCTGCGGATGAAATTGTTTCGCAGCGGAAGGAACTGGAAGAACTGCGGGCATACAAGGCGAGAATAGAGATGCAGTATCTGGATGATATAGGCAATCCGTTAGAGCCGTTGAAGCTGCAAAGTGCATTGGAAAGCGAGATTTTCAAATATAACTACAGAAAAGAGCATAAGCCGCAGGACATTAATATTTTAGATTATACGGTAATGGCTGCATTAAAGGACTGCTTGGAAAGACAAGTGGAAAAATGATTGAGAAAAACAGAGAAACCAATACATACTATGCTGTTTGCGACTGCTGCTATGAATATTCGTGTGAGTATAACAGCTTTCACGAGTGTGAACATGGCATCAAGGAGGAAGGCTGGAAGCAGCACTATAACAAGAGCGAGGACGAATGGGAGCATTTCTGCCCGAATTGCAAGGAGGAATGAGCATGGATAGACCTGACGAGAAAATCAAACAGCACATTCCGCAGGACGAGCTGTTAGCGCAGTTAGCAGAAGAATGTGCGGAATTATCGCAGGCGGCATTGAAGCTGCGGCGAGCGTTGACGGGTATCAACCCCACGCCTGTGACGGTGGAGGAGGCGAGGAAGAATCTGGTGGAGGAGACAGCGGATGTCTACAACGTAATGGGGCTGCTGTTGGACGCTGCGGACAACGCCGAGATATACAGCATCATTCGGCGGAAAAAGGAAAGATGGCTGAAAAGACTGGAGGGGTGATAGTTTGGCAATTGTAAGGGAAAACGAGAGGAAAAAGGAATATCTTAAGGGGTACATATATTCCGTGAGGAAGGCACAGCGTTTAAAAGAACAGATTGAGGAGTTACGCAGTCAGCAGATGTTTCCGAGTATGAACCATGACGGGATGCCGCAGGGGAATGCACACAGCGACCTGTCGGGATATGTGGCGAGGCTGGATGCACTCATCAGCCAGCTGGAGCATGAGCAGGCTATGGCGGTACGGCAGTACAAGGAAATCCATGACAGGATACATCAGATGCAGGACGGGGCGGAGAAGGAAGTGCTGATTCGGCGGTATCTGATGGGAAGGACATGGGAGCAGATTGCGGTGGATATGGATTACAACTACCGTTCTGTATTGAAAATTCATGGCAGAGCTTTAAGAAGTTTTGAAATTTCTGAAAGAGGGCACTAAAGGGCACATCGAAATATGGTATTATAGTATTGTGAAAATTATGAGAACACAGGATATTTCATGTTACCTCCTATTTTGGGCACTCGGAAACGGGTGCCTTTTTCATTACAAAGAAAGCGGGGCGGAAAAATGAATATAAGAACAACTGTTTACAAATTACAGAAAGCCCTGCTGATGCAAGGGCGAAAAATAAAAATCAATCAGATACAGGCGTATTCCCAAAAAGTTGGGAAAATGATAACGAAATATATTGTCATTGAAAGCAGAGAATTGGAAGATGGCAGAACAAAAAACGAGACCTTACTGGAAACCTACAGCATGGTTGATATTGCAAAGCTGCTTGCCCTTTTATACCGAGGTGATGACGCATGAAGCTGACACCAAAACAGAAAGCGTTTGCGGATTATTATATCGAATGCGGCAATGCGACAGAAGCGGCAAGAAAGGCAGGATATCAATCGAAAAGCCTTGGAGAGGATGCAGCGAAAACCCTAAAAAGCCCTAAGGTTTCGGCATATATAGCCGAGCGGCTGGGGGCGCAGGATAAAAAGCGCGTTGCCGATGCGGATGAGGTGATGGAGTTTTATACTGCGGTGATGCGTGGCGAGGTGAAAGACCAGTTCGGCTTGGATACGGCACTGAGCGACCGTCTGAAAGCAGGGGCGGAGCTAATGAAGCGATATTCTGCGGCTGGTACGGTAGCGGTTCTGCCTGTTACCATCATTGACAATATCCCGAAGGAGGATGCGAATGTCTGATTTAACAAAGCTGATTGCGCCCTCTTTTTACGGGGTGCATCATGACATCAAAGCAGGACGGCACACGCACTACTGGCTGAAGGGTGGGCGTGGCTCTACGAAATCCTCCTTTATCTCTGTGGAGATTATCTTGGGGATGATGCAGGACACCGCCGCCAATGCGCTTGTTCTGCGGAAGGTGGCGGTCAATCTGAAGGACAGTGTGTATGAGCAGCTGCTCTGGGCGATTGAGGCATTGGGTGTAGAGCATTTGTGGAAAGCAAAGCTAAGTCCGTTACAGCTTTCGTACATCCCGACAGGACAGAGAATACTCTTTCGTGGGGCGGACGAGCCGAAGAAAATCAAATCTACGAAATTCCGAAAGGGTTATTGCAAATACATCTGGTACGAGGAGGCGGACGAGTTTGCAGGGATGCAGGAAATCCGCACCATCAATCAATCCCTGATGCGTGGCGGCAGCAGTTTTTTTGTATTTTACAGCTACAACCCACCGAAAAGCCAGAGCAACTGGGTAAACCGGGAGTGCTTACAGCCGAAGGCAAACCGCTTGGTGCATACCTCTGATTATCGGCGTGTGCCGCCTGCGTGGTTGGGGGATGCGTTTTTGCAGGAGGCGGAATATCTGAAAGAGCTGAACGAAAAGGCATATCGGCATGAATATCTGGGCGAGGTGGTCGGCAGCGGCGGTGCGGTATTCGACAACGTAACGGTCGAGGAAATCACCGATGCACAGATTGCAGCCTTTGACCGCATTTACAACGGTGTGGACTGGGGCTTTTATCCCGACCCTTGGGCGTTCAATCGGATGCACTACGATTCTGCCAGACGGACGCTCTACATCTTCGGGGAGCTGACAAGGCACAGAACGGGCAATGCGGAAACGGCAAGGCTCCTGCGGCAATACGGCGTGCAGGATACAGATTTGATTACAGCGGACAGTGCCGAGCCGAAAAGCGTTGCGGACTATCGCAGCTATGGGCTGTTCTGCCGTGGAGCAGTGAAGGGCCCCGGGAGTGTGGACTACTCTATGAAGTGGTTACAGGCACTGGTGCGGATTGTGATTGACCCTGTGCGCTGTCCGGATACAGCGAAGGAATTTACCGCCTACGAATATGACAGGAACAAGGCAGGGGAGGTCATCAGCGGCTACCCCGACAGAGACAATCACCATATCGACGCAGTGCGCTATGGAACGGAACCCATCTGGAAAAGGAGGGGGCAGTAATGCGAAATTTTATCACTTGGGTAAAGGGGGTGTTGCAGATGTTTTTTCAGAGAGAAACGATAAAAAGGGCAGTCGGTGCGGAGGTGGCAATCAGCTCCGGAATGCAGGATGCCATCACGCTCTGGCAGAAGATGTTCTGCAATGAGCCGCCTTGGTTAGATAAGAACACAGAAACGCTTGGGTTAGCCGCTGCGGTTGCATCGGAGATTGCCCGACTGGTTACTGTGGAATTTCACAGCGAAATCAGCGGCAGTGGCAGACGGGCGGCATTTTTGCAGGAAGGCTATGCTTTTGTGATTTCTAAATTGAGAGAGCAGACAGAATTTGCGGCGGCAATGGGCGGCTTGGTATTCAAGCCTTACATGGATGGCGGAAGGATAGCGATTGATTTTGTGCATGCAGACAGATTTATTCCGACTGCTTACAACAGCCGCGGAGAGGTGACGGGTGCGGTGTTCGTGGAGCGTGTGAAAAAGGGACGTGCATGGTACACCAGACTGGAAAGCCATCAGCTGACGGATGCGGGCTATACGGTGCAGAACAAAGCCTTTATCTCCTACCAGGAAGGAGAATTGGGTGTGCCTGCGGCTCTGACAAGCGTGGATGAATGGGCGGATCTGGAAGAAAATCTTGTTATGGGATACCAGAACGGGGACACCTTGGAGCGTCCGCTTTTTGTATATTTCAAGATGCCCTTTGCGAACCACATTGATGCGGAATCCCCTCTGGGCGTTTCGGTCTGTGCGAGAGCGGCGGGGCTGATGGAGCAGGCGGACAGGCAATACAGCCGTATCCTCTGGGAGTTTGAAGGCGCAGAGCTGGCGGTGGATGCGTCTGTCGGAGCATTGCAGGCGGATGGGAAAAGGATGCCTGTCGGCAAGCAGAGATTGTTCCGCTCCTTGAATCTGGAAAAGGGGACAACCGGGGATTTATACGAGGTATTCAGCCCTGCAATTCGGGACGCTTCTCTGTTCAACGGCTTGAATCAGCTTTTGCGGCGGATTGAGTTTAACTGCCATCTTTCCTATGGCACCTTATCCGACCCACAGAATCAGGAAAAAACAGCGGAGGAAATCCGTATGAGCAAGCAGCGCAGCTATGCGGCGGTCTGCAATATCCAGAAGTCCTTACAGACAGCCTTGGAGCATCTGGTCTGGGTGATGGACTACTACACAAGCCTGTATCAGCTTGCGCCCGATGGGGAGTACGAGGTTACCTTCAACTGGGGAGACGGCGTGCTGACGGACACAGGCGCAGAATACGCACAGATGAAGGCTATGGTGGATGCAAATATCCTCAAGCCCGAAAAGCTGTTGGCGTGGTATTTCGGCATTTCCGAGGAGGAGGCAAAGGACTACATTCCTGCGCAGGATACGCTTGATTTTGGGGAGTGATGAAGGATGCTGAAACCCGAATATTTACAGCGTGTGCCGGATGGCATGATACAGCTGTACGCACAAGCTGAAATGGATATATTAGAAAATATGGCTGTAAGAATAGCTCACTATGGATATTGGATTCCTGCGGTGGAGCATCAGGCAAAAATGCTTGAGGAGGCAGGGATGGTGCGAGAGGAGATTTTGGCAAGGCTGAAAACGCTGACAGGCAGAACCGACAGGGAACTGCGGCGGCTCATGCAGGAGGCAGGAGGGGTTTCACTGAAATCCGATGATGCGGTTTATCGCAGGCAGGGGCTCAATCCGCCGCCTGTTTCGGCATCTGAGGACTTGCAGAAGGTATTGCAGGCAGGATACGAGAAAACAGCGGGCACATTTCGCAATCTGACGTTGACAACGGCACGCACCGCTACACATCAGTTTGAACAGGCACTTGACCGCGCCTATATGCAGATTACGCTGGGCGGCATGGACTACAATACAGCCATCCGAAGCACCATCAAGCAGCTTTCCACCGAGGGCGTGGGAGCAATCCGATACCCGACCGGGCGGACGGATACCATAGAGGTGGCAGTCAGACGGGCGGTGGTAACGGGCGTGAACCAGACGGCACTTCGCTTGCAGGATGCCAGAGCGGACGAAATGGGCGCAGACCTTGTGGAGGTTTCCGCACACGCAGGGGCAAGACCCTCCCATGCACAATGGCAGGGCGGCATCTATAGCAGGAGCGGAAAAAGCAAAAAATATCCCGATTTTGTGAAAACCACAGGCTATGGGACGGGCGCAGGCTTGGGCGGATGGAACTGCTCGCATAGCTTTCGCCCGTGGTTCGAGGGCATGAGCCGCACCTACGATAAGGCACTGCTGAAGGAGTATCAGGCGAAGGATTACGAGTATAACGGTGTGCGTATGACCGAGTATGAGGCGTTGCAGGAGCAGCGAAAAATAGAAAGAAGCATCCGCAGATGGAAACGGGAACAAAACGCCCTGCAGGCGGCAGGATTGGACAGCAGTGAGGCATCTGCCAAGATAGCGGAATGGAACAGAAGGCAGAAGGATTTTCTGGAGCAGACGGGATTGAAGGCGGATGGGATGAGGGCTGCTGTGGGGAAAGGCGGCATACTGGAGGGACAAATCGTTGAAAAATCAATAAAGAATGGTATAATGAAATCAGGTGCTGTGAGTGGGGCAAGGAATCCTCATAGCAAAGAAGCCAGAGCGCACGCAGAACGGTACTACGGATTGGTTCGCAGCATGAAAACGGATGTTTCGAGAATAGCGAAGGCAACCGGTTTTGCAGAAGAAGATATACGCGCGATTAAGTATTATATTTTTATGGAAAAGCATGATTTGGGCGGAAAAGAGCCGGAATATTTTGCTCCCGATTATATGATGGCGGAATCGTGGCAAAGATTGATTGACGGAAAACCGGAATTGCATGATATGACTTTGCTTAACCATGAAATCCTGGAAAGAGAACTGATGCAAGAAGGAATGCCACAGGATGAAGCGCATATCATAGCATCTCAGAAATATAATTATGCAAAAGAAGCGGGTGAATACTATGCTAAAATTAAAAAATATAAAAATGAATAACGGTATCATTTCGGCAGAGTATGACCCCGAAAATAGCGGTGTTTTAGGCTCGGTTTCTGTTGATATTAAGAGTGGAGAGATAGTAGACAGCAAACTTTCTGAGTATGACAAGGATTTTCCTGTTTACCTCGGTCATGCGGTTGCCTGTTTGGAAAAATTAGCGTTGCAGGATAGTGTGCCGGAGGAAAAGACGGTCATGTGGTACTGAGTGCTGCACAGGAGGAAAACAATGGATAATTTCAAAATTATTTACAAAATACTGAAATATCCGGAAAGATGGGAAAATCGTCGACAGACCGGCAAGAGAACTGACAGAGCAGGAGAGAAAGGAGAATGCGAACATCTTATGAAAAGTGAGGATTTAAGAGATTGGATTGACAGTCTGACACAGGATATTACCTTTGAATATCTCGGCGTGAATGGCTCGATTTGCCCGTTCTCCCGTTCTGATATTTCTTTATGCTACGGAGAAAAGGAGCAGAGCTTTGATTCGATTGATGCACTGATGCACGCACCGTTTTTCAAAGGAAAATCTCTGACAGAAATATGCAGTAAAGTGAATTTTGAATGAATACCACCAACCGAAAGGAAGGTGGTTTTTTCATGCAAAAAATCAGAAAGGAACGGTGGTCTATCCTATCTCGTCTTTGGACACAGACGTAAAACAGGTCTTTTTTGTTTGCCCGGAATGGCGAAAAACTATCAAGGCGTGTGGAAAGAACCGCGAGAACAAACTGAAAGCTGAAAGGAGAACGAAGAATGAAAAGAGAGGACATTAAGAAATTTTTCCCCGATGCCACAGAGGAGCAGTTGAAGGGCTTACTGGACATCAACACAGCGGATATCGGTAAGGCAAAGGGAGAGTTTGAAGCAGTGAAGGCGGACTTGGAGAAAGCCAACGGCACCCTCAAGGAATACGAAACCACCATTGCAGACCTGAAAAAATCCGCAGAAGGCAACGAGGATTTCAAAAAGAAATTCGAGGATTTGGAACAGCGGATTGCGGACGAGAAAGCCGAGGCGGAGAAGAAAGCCAAGGAAGAAGCGGAAGAAGCCGAGTATTCCAACCGCTTTAAGACGGTGGTCGGTGAGCAGAAATGGCGGGATGCACTGACGGAAAAGGCAGTCTACGCCGAATTTAAAACCGCTTTGCAGGATGAAGCAAACAAGGGCAAGGGGGACAAGGATATTCTGTCGGCTCTGACGCAGGACAAGGAATATTTCGCAAAAGACCCTGCAAGAGTGCCTGCCTTTTCCAGAGGGACAGGCTTTGCGGGCGGTGCGGCAGATGATGCGGCAGTCAGAGCGGCAATGGGCTTATCCCCGAAGAAAGAATAAGGAAAATCGAAAGGAGAACGAAACATGGCGAACAGCATTACTTTATTCAAAAAATACATTGACCTGCTGGACGAGGTCTATCAGAATGCGTCCGTTACCTCTGCACTGGACGGCGATATGACACTGGTGCAGATGGGCGCAAACACAAACGAAATCGTGATTCCCAAAATCAGCATGGACGGCTTGGCGGATTATGACCGCAACGGCGGCTATGTGCATGGGGATGTGACACTGACGAATGAAACCGTCAAATTCAATTATGACCGTGGCAGAAAATTTACGGTCGATGCCATGGACAACGAGGAAACCGCAGGGCTTGCATTTGGGAAGCTGGCGGCGGAATTCATCCGCACGAAGGTGGTACCCGAAATGGATGCCTTCCGCTTTGCGACCTACGCAGGCACAACAGGCATTTCCAAGGCAACCGCAGGCACACTGGCGGACGGTGCGGCGGTTCTGGCGGCTCTGGTGGAGGCGCAGAACAAAATGGACGAGGATGAGGTACCGCAGGAAAACAGACACCTGTTCATCACACCCACCCTTTACAACATGATTTATGCGGTCGATACCACAAAATCCAAAGAGGTGCTGAATTCCTTTGCAGTTGTGCAGAAGGTACCGCAGAGCCGTTTCTATACCGCCATTGACCTGTATGACGGCAAGACGGACAACAGCGGCGCAAGCGGTGCGAATGAGAAGGTCGGCGGCTTTGTGAAGGCAACTACAGGCAAGGAAATCAACTTCATGGTCATTCATAAGCCTGCGCTGCTGCAGTATCCCAAGCATACGGTCAATAAGGTTATCTCTCCCGATGCAAATCAGGATAGTGACGGTTGGCTGTTCTTCTACAGAGCATACGGTCTGGCGGATGTATACGAAAATAAGGTTGCAGGGATTTATCTGCACCATAAGGCGTAAGGAGGAAAGGCGTATGGCAAAAACAGTAGGCATGGGCGCAAAACAGCCCGAAACAGCGGAACATAAGGAAATCGCGAAGCTGAAAAAGGAAAATGCCGCTCTGAAAAAGGAGCTTGCGGCGCTGAAAAAGGAGCAGGAGGCAAAGCAGTAAAGGGGGAAAACGCATGATTTATGCGGATTTTTCGTATTATCGGGATACCTATTGCGGCGAAATGGCGGAGGGGGACTTTAAGCGTCTCTCCCGTTCCGCCTCTGCCTATCTGGATAGCGTGACATTTGACCGTATTGCGGCGGTGACGGATGAGAAAATCATGGAGAGGGTCAAAGAGGCGTGCTGTGCGGTGGCGGATGCGATTCTGCTGAATGAAAATGGTGTTGTTTCGCAGGAAAGCAACGATGGCGTTTCTGTAATTTATACAAGAGGCGTGAGCAACACATTGACGGACGAGGAGCGGCTTTATCAGGCGGCGGTGCTGTATCTCGGCAATACGGGGCTGTTGTATCGGGGGGCGGAGTGATGCTTGCGTGTACGGAAACGATTACGCATATCCGGCTGCGGTATGACAGGAAAACGGATACGGATGCATATATCTGCACTGCGATTCATGGTGTGAGCTGGTTCGGCAAGCTGATTGCCACGCCGGAAAACAAAGGCTTGACGGGTGCGGCGAAGATTACCGTCCGTATTCCGGAGGATGCAATGCCAGATATTACCATCCGAAATGGGGATTTTATCGTGCGCGGTGCGGTGGATGCCATCGAAACGCAGGCAGACCTAAAGGGACTGGAATACTTTACGGTGCTTTCTGTCGGGGATAACCGCAGGAGCAGGCGGAAGGACTTGCGGCATTGGGTGGTGAGCGGTGCATGAAATTAGACTATGAGGTCAATATCAGCACAGCGAAAATCCTGCGGAGGTATGGTCTGGGCGAGGATAAGGCGGCACAACGCTTTCTGGCGGAGGATGTGGAACGGAAATGTCAGCCCTATGTGCCGATGTCGGCAGGCAGTGCCGCCCACATGGTAAACGCCGCAAGAGTGACGGCGGACAGCATTATCTATCCCGGGCCGTATGCGCATTATCAGTATGTCGGCGAGGTGATGGCAGGGCGTGCGCCCAAGCATTACACCGGACAGCCGTTGACCTATCACGGCGGTGCATTGCGCGGCAAGCAGTGGGATAAGCGGATGATGGCAGACCATGGCAATGAAGTCGAGAAGGATTTGGAAGGGTATCTGAAAGGACGGGGCAAATGAAAAACATCATGGAGGAAGTGCGAAAGTTTCTGCGTACCTATCCGCCGCTTGCGGAAGGGAAGCTGCACGTGGATTTTCTGCCGGAGGAGGCACAGAGCTATTCGGTTGAGGCTGTGCCTGCAAAGGAGATTGTGCGTTCCTATGTGGACGGCTCAACGGTGCGGCAGTTTTTATTTGTGGTGGCAAGCAGAGAATTTTTCGGGGATAAAATCAGACAGCAGCTGGATAACCTCAGCTTTTACGGCGATTTCTCCGAATGGCTGCGGGAACAGACCATGGCAGGCAACCTCCCCAATCTGGGCGAGGGCAGGAAGGTCATGCTGATGGAGGCAACCACAAGCGGCTATGCCATGGCGGCAGAGGCAAGCATGGCGAGATACCAGATTCAGTGCAGAATGGAATTTTTTCAGACAAGATAAGGAGTGAAAACAATATGGATGCAGTAAAGAGATATCAGGTGGCGGATTATCTGAACACGGCAAAAAGCGGAACGGAAAGCTTTGCGCTGATGGGGGTTGGGTTTAATACCTTGGACGAATCCCCCAACGCGCAGAAGGATTCCAAAACATACATCAATCAGAAAGCCCAGACCTCTACGATTAAAAGCTATCAGCCTACGTTTGCGTTTGATTCGGACTTGATTGCGGACGAGGCGGCAGTGATGGCACTGTATGAAATCGGCAGAAATCAGCTGACGGGTGCGGATGCCGAAAGGGACTATGTGAGAGTGGAGCTGTTCAAGCCTGTGGCGGAAACACCGAATACCTTTGAAGCAAGAAAATTTAAGGTTGCGGTTGAGGTTTCCTCTATCTCCGGCGAGGGCGGCGGTGTGATGAAGGTAACGGGCAATCTGAACGGTGTAGGGGATTTCGTGGACGGCACGTTTAATACGGAAACCAAAAAATTTACACCGGCAGAATAAGGAAAGAAGGAGGAAAAAGAGATGGGAAAATTTGAATTTCGCAAGCATGGGATTTTGCTTGATATCGAAGGGGTGCAGGTGACGGTACCCGCTACGGTAGAATATGCAAAAAGGCTGGAGGACGCAGGCGAGAAAATGAGAGCCTTCGGCGCACAGTTGAAGGAAGAAAAGGATGTCGAAAAGGGGATTGATTTCATGCTTGACATTCTGGATGACCTGCTGGGCGAGGATACGATGGATGCCATTACGGCGGAGAGGGATGTGGATATTTATGATTGTTTGGATCTGGTGATGTATATTTCCCAAGAGGTGCAGACCTACCACGCAGAACGGGCAAACAGCTACAAGAAGCCTGTCCCCCGGAGCACACAGCCCTCTGCCCCCATGGCACAGGCGGCGGTTGAAAACAGAGCCGCGCGCAGAGCCAGAGAACGCGCGGAAAGAAGAAGGAAATGAAAGAGCTGCTGACAGGAAACTTGCCTAACTCTTTTTTGATTGGCGGCAGGGAATACCACATCTCCTCTGATTTTCGGGCAATGCTGAGATTGGAGGAGATTTTTTCCTCCGAGAAGCTGACGGATGAGGAAAAGGCGGAACGGGCGTTGAAGCTGTTCTATGGCTGTATCCCCGAACCGCTAGAGGAGGCGGTAGAGCGGCTGTGCTATTTCTGGAGCTGCGGCAGACAGGAGCAGGAAGGACGTGCCAAGGGCGAGGGTGCAGCGCAGCCGCCGATTTATTCCTTCGCCCATGACGCAGGGCTGATTTATGGGGCGTTTCTGACGCAGTACGGCATTGATTTAAGCCGAAAGAGCCTGCATTGGTGGCAGTTTATGGCACTGTTTGAGGCTCTGGAGGAGGACAGGGTGCTGAAGGAGGTCATGCGGTGCAGAGCGGTGGAAATCAAGGGGGATATGCCGCAGGCGCAGAAGGACTACTATAACGCCATGAAACGCAGATATGCCCTGCCTCTGCCTGAGCAGGAGGAAAGACAGCAGTCTGCCCTTGTCGCGGCACTGATGGGGGATGGCAAGGTGGATGAGGTGATGGCGTGCATGAAGAAAAAGTAAAATGCCCCTACTGCGGCTATGAAATGCCTGTTACATACAGCAAGGATGCTGTGTGCAAGGGGCTTTTTTTACGCTGCAAGGGGCGAAGGTGCAAAAGAACATTTGAAATCAAGATAAACGTGAAAGACATCAAGTAGAGCCTGAGCTGCCGATGATGTTCCATAGGAAAGAGGTGGAACCATTGGCAGAAGACGGCTCTGTTGTAATTAAAATTAAGGGCGATGACAGCCCATTTCAAAAGGTACTGGGAAAAATCGGCAGTGCGGTAAATACGGCTGTAAAGGCGAGTGCTGCGGCAGTCGGTGCGGCATCCGCAGGCGTTGCGGCTCTGGGGACTGCCTGCATCAATGCCTATGCGGACTATGAGCAGCTGGTCGGCGGCGTGGAAACGCTGTTCAAGGACAGCGCAGACACGATTCAGACCTATGCGGATAATGCGTATAAAACTGCCGGTCTGTCCGCAAATGAATATATGGAAACCGTTACGAGCTTTTCGGCAAGCCTGCTGCAAAGTTTGGATGGGGATACGGAAAAGGCGGCTGCGGCGGCAGACCTTGCCATTACGGATATGGCAGATAACGCCAATAAGATGGGTACTGCGATGGAATCCATCCAGTATGCCTATCAGGGCTTTGCGAAGCAGAACTACACCATGCTCGATAACCTCAAGCTCGGCTATGGCGGCACGAAGGAGGAAATGCAGCGCTTGCTTGCGGATGCGGAAAAGCTCAGCGGCGTGAAGTATGACCTTTCTTCCTATGCCGATATTGTAGAGGCAATCCATGTGATTCAGACGGAAATGGGCATCACAGGCACAACGGCGAAGGAGGCAAGCACCACCATTCAAGGCAGTGTTGCCAGCATGAAAGCTGCATGGGCGAACCTGATGGTCGGCATGGCGGATGATACGCAGAACTTTGATATGCTGTTAAGCAATTTCATTGAAAGCATCGGCACGGTGGCGGATAACCTTCTGCCCCGTATCGGCGTTGTGATTGAGGGCATGGGGAAGCTGGTTGCAGGCTTGGCACCGGAGATTGCATCCGCATTGCCGACACTGACGAATGAACTGCTGCCGAATCTGGTGGAACTGGGGGTGCAGTCCATCAGCGCACTGGTGCAGGGCATCCAGGAGAACGGGGACAGCCTTGCGGCAGGGGCGTTATCCATCGTGGGTACACTTGCGGAGGGCATTGCAGAGCTGCTCCCGATGGTGGCGGATACGGCGGCGAGCCTTGCGGTTTCTCTGGCGGATGGGCTGACGGAAAGCCTGCCGAATATTATTCCCGTTGCAATCGAAACGATTTCGACACTGGTGGAAAATCTGACGGAAAATGCGAATATCATCATTGACGCAGGAATTCAGATTATCCTTGCATTGGGCGAGGGGCTGATTGCCGCCCTGCCGCAGCTGATTGAAACCGTACCGCAGATTGTCATCAACATTGCGAATGTCATCAACGACAATGCGCCCAAGCTGGTGGATACGGCACTGTATCTCATCACAAGGCTTGCGGTTGGTCTGGTGCAGGCGATTCCAACACTGGTTGTCAATATCCCGAAAATCATAGAGGCGATTGTGGCGGCGTTCATGGCGTTCCAATGGCTCAATCTGGGGAAACAGCTGATTGACGGGGTTGCAAACGGCGTAAAAAAAGCCGGAGAATCCATGGCAACGGCGGCGAAGAACGCCTTCTCCAAGTTTAAATCCAAGATTACGGGCAGTGAGGTCGCAACCGAGCTGAAGAACATCGGGAAGTACATCATTGACGGCATTGTCGGCGGCATCAAAAACAGCCTGTCAAAGATTGCAAATATTGCCGGAAAGATAAAGGACACTCTGCTTTCCAAGCTGAAGGGACTGTTTAAGATTGCATCCCCCTCCAAGCTGATGAAGGAGGAGGTCGGCGCATATATCGGCGAGGGTATCGCTGTCGGCATCGAGGAAAGCGGACAGATGGCGGTGGATGCTGCAGAAACGGTTGCGAATGGCATTATAGATGCGTTTGCCGGAACGGAAACGGCTGTAGAATACGCCAGAAGAACGGCACAGAAGGTCGGGGATGTTCTGGAAAGAGAGCTGACCAAGCAAAATGCGGCTTTGCAGGAAATGCAGAAGCAGGCGGATGCACAGCAGGCGGCGGAGGAACTGGCAGACCATAAAAAGCAGCTGGCGGAGAAAAATGCGGAGTTGAATAAGGCGAAGAAAAAAGACCGCCGGAAGATTCTCAAAGAGATTGCCGAAATCGAGGATACATGGAATAAAAAACAGGCGAAGGCAGAGAAAGCCGCTGAACAGCAGGCGTTGCAGGAGAGAATTTCCCTGCTGAAGCAATTCCAGCAGAAATATGAAGCCGCACTGGATACCATCGAGCGCAAGCAGGACAGCCTGCAAAGCAAGCTTGCTGATTACGGAGAGTTATTCGAGCGTGTGAAAACGGAGGACGGCAAGGAACTGTTCCAACTGGGAGATTTGAAGGACGATATTAAACAGTTGGAAAAATATGGGGATGCACTCGACAAGCTGAAGGAAAAAGGCATTTCTGACAGCCTGATGAGCGAGATTGCCGGCATGGGTGTCGGGGATGCGCTTGACTACATGAACAAGCTACTTTCCATGTCTGATACGAAACTGGACGAGTATGTTTCTCTGTTTGAGCAGAAGCAGCAGATGGCGCAGGGCGTTGCGGAAAAATTCTACAAGGGCGAATTTGATGCCTTGGAGAAAGCCTACACCGGACAGCTGCCGGAGTTTCTGGCAGGCGTAAAAACTGAGCTTTCCAACGTAGGCACAGCGGTGTCCGAGAGTATGCAGGCAGTCAGTGCGGAGGGTGTTTCCGAAGGGATTGCGGAGCAGCAGCCCATTGTTGCGGAGCAGGCAAAGCAACTGACGGAAACAGCGAAGGAAGAAATTGCAGGCTATCAGGCGGATTTTAAAGCCGTTGGGGAAAGCCTGATGGAAGGCGTTGCAAAGGGCGTGCGTGACGGGCAAAGCGGCGTTGTCAATGCGGTTGCGAAGGCATTACAGGCGGCGGTGCGTGCGGCGAAAAAGGAAATGGACATCAACAGTCCTTCTCGTGTGATGGCGAAAATCGGCGATTACATGGCGCAGGGTGTCGGCGTAGGTTGGTCTGACCGCATGGACAGTGTTTCGGATACCATCAGCGGCAGCCTGTCCGATGGGTTCAGCCGCAGAATGTCCGATGCGTATGAGAAAATGCGTGCCGCCATGAACCAGAACATGGTGCGCCTGCGTGGGGATATTGCCGTTCAGCGCGGCGGAGATACGTCCTATATCACAAAGACGGTCAATCATACAGAAGGAAATACGGTGCTGCAGATTGAGCATTTCCATAATGACAGCAAGGAGGCAGTGCCGAGTCTGATGCAGGAGATGGAATTTTCCCGCAGACGCAGAGCCATGGCAAAGGGAGGTGCATAAATGGGTTGGTTTCATTTTAAAGGAAAGGATAGCCGAGACTTCGGGATTCTGATTTCCGCCGCGCCCGAAAAGGTGAGAGCAGAACGGCGTGTGGAGCAGGTTACCATCCCCGGCAGAAGCGGGGAGCTGACAATGGACGAAGGGACGTATGCGCCGTATGTGCTTTCGGTGGAGTGCAGCACCAGAGGAAGCGAAAATCTGGATGAAATACTGGCGTGGCTGGACGGTGCAGGGGAGCTGATTCTCTGCACCGAGCCGGATAAGGTCTTTCGGGCATCCATCTACAACAAAATTTCTGTCTCGGATATGATTTATCTGTACAACAGCTTTCTGTTGCAGTTTCGGGTGCAGCCCTTCAAATACAGTGTCAATGCCGCAGGGGATGCTTTGGAGCTGACCGCCCCGACCACCATCCGCAACAGCGGCACGGTGTACAGTGAGCCTTTGATTACGGTTTATGGCAGTGGGGATATCACGCTTACTGTCAATGGGGCGGATTTCCCCCTGTACGGCGTGCAGGAGAGCATCACGATCGACAGCGAAATGATGGAGGTATTCAAGGGCAACGCCAACCAAAACGGCAAATACGGCGGTGCGGAGTTCCCCAGATTCGAGGTCGGGCAGAACGAAATCCGTTGGACGGGGAATGTCAGCAAAATAAAAATACAGCCCCGCTGGAGATGGCTGTAGTTGTCGAAAAATGAAATTTATGGTATGCTGTAAGCGAGGATTATCGCTTGGCGGTTCAGTCACTCTCTGAAAAGGGGGTGATGCTATGAATTGTGTTACATATTCGGATTTATTTCAATTCGGTATGCTCATCGTAGCTATTATCGCCCTGTGTAAAAACAGGGGATAAATAAAAATTGACCGCCTAACAGAAGTTAGACGGTCTCTCCAAAACCATTCGGACTGACCGCCCTTCCAAAAGCGGTAATCCTTTTCTTATGCTTATGATAACAAAAGAAAGATATTCTGTCAAGAAAGGCGCATCTGAAAATGAAACGGATGTGCTTTTTTGATGCGGATTTTTTGGAAGGAGTGAGAAAAATGGCAAAAACGTATAATCGGCTGGAGTTGGATGTAAATAAGAAGCCGAACAGCATCGGGATTCGCCCTGTGCAGAATGATACAAAATCCAGATATCTGGATGTGTGCCTGTATGAAAACGGTGTGCCAATCAATCTGACGGGTGAGCAGGTGCGTATCACATTCAGAAAGGCGGACAGCAGCACATTTTTTAATCAGGGGGAAGTGACAGATGCGGCTGCGGGCAGATGCCAATTTGCCCTGACGAATGAGATTCTTTCCGAGGCAAAGGCAGTCGAGGCGCAGATTTCCGTCTGGAATGCAGGCGGCGAGGTTTTGTCTACGCAGGTGTTTGAAATCTATGTATCGGCGGCGATTCCTTGGACGGACGCGGTGGAAAGCGAGAACGAATACGGCGTTCTGGTGGTGCTGTTTCAGGAGATTCAAGACGCACTGGATACCATGCACAAGATTGCCACAACCTTTGGTGAGCCGGGGGATAAGGCGGCAGAGTACGGTGTGGATACCTTCTGGGGGATTCTGGAAATGCTGGCACAGCGCGGGGACGTAGAATCCAGCTTGCAGAAGGGAATTAAGGCGTATTTGAATAGTACGATTGAGACAAGTGGGTTTTTGCCATTGGATAAGATGCTTCCTGCACACGGCACACAAACCTTTACCGAGGATGGCACGTTTACCGTTCCTGCCAGTGTGCATAAGATTTTGATTACAGCCTGTGGAGGTGGTGGCGGTGGCAAAGGTACAAGCGGAGGTTGGGGAGCTGACTATATTGTAAAAAGAGCTTTTAGTGTTGAGCCGAATGCAGTTATACCGATTACTGTCGGAAAAGGTGGTCTTGGGCAAGATGCTAATAACGATCCAGAAATAGAGGCTACCGATGGTGGCACAACAATAATTGGGAATCTGATTACGATTAGTGGAGGTTTTAAAGGTGGTGACAATACGCGAATACATAAAGGCACAAAGGGAGGAGAGGATACCGTATTTGCGATTGCTGGTCTTCAGGGTACTAGTAGTGGTGGAAGTTCTGGTAGTACTGGCGGTCAGGGCGGAGGTGCGTGCTTTGGAAATGGTGGAGATGGTGGTACCAATGGCAAGTATACCATTGGTAAGGATGCTACCAACGGAGGAACAGGTGCCGGCGGCGGTGGTCGTGCGCAGCGTGTAGGGAATAGTTCCAGTAGTTATAGTAAAGCTGGCAACGGTGGAGACGGCATTGTTATTATCGAATGGTAAGGAGGTGGAAATGTGAAAAACTATGCAATGATTTTACAAAACAGAGTGATTGACGTTCTGAAAAACCAAGAAGTAGAACCCTACTATCCACCCGACCCATCGGGCAACCCTGTGACTGCTATTCCTTGTGACGATGCCGTTACCCTTGGCATGATTTATGATTCTGAAACAGGTACATTTTCGGAATACACACCACCCGAACCCGAACCCACCCCCGAACCGCCCCTATCCGAAACCGAACAGGCAATTTTAGACACTGCAATCAATGTAGACTATTTGGTCTGCATGAAGGAATTAGAGATTTGAAAGGAGTAGATATTATGACATACGCAAGACTGAAAAAGCTGATTGAAAGAGGGGCTTACAACAAGGAGGACATGTTGAATAAAATGGACGTATTCCTCATGGCGAACAGAATCACAGAGGAGCAGTATCAGGAATTGGTCGGCATGATGGGGTGATGCTATGATTACCATACACGAAAAAACGGCACAGGCATTTGACACAATCGGGCTGGGGACATTGGTTCCCGGCTCTTGTATTGTGACGGAGGAATTGAACGGGGCGTATGAACTGGAGCTGAAGCACCCGTATGACGAGGGCGGCAAGTGGAAACGCATTGAACGGGGGCGGATTCTCTACGCCTCCACGCCAAGAGGGATGCAGCCATTCCGCATTTATTACGTCAAGCCGAGCATGAAGGAGATTGCGGTCAACGCGCGGCATATTTTTTATGATTTACTGGACAACCAGTGCGAACCAATCAGCCACAGCGGTACGGCTACGGCGGCTCTGGCAGCCATGCAGGCGGCGTTTGCGTACCCCATGCCCTTTTCCTTTGATACGGATATTTCGCTGACAGGGACGCTCACAACAGGGCGTATGAATCCCGTACAGGCGTTACTGTCGGATGATGACGAAGCAACCTCGTTTGTCAAGGGCTACGGCGGCGAGCTGCTGCGGGATGGCTTTCGGGTGTCCGTCAAGGCGGCTCTGGGGCAGGACAGGGGCGTTTCCATCCGCTATGGCAAAAACCTTGTCGGGCTTGAGGTGACGGAGGATGAATCGGAGGTCAAGACGCGCATTATCTGCTACGGCAAGAACGGCAGTGTAACGCTCGAAAGCCCCCATCTGGGCGATTATATCTACCCGAAAATCCATACGCTGACAGAGGAAAATAAGAGCATTTCCGAGGTGCAGGCAGAGGCGCAAAAGCTGCTGGATGAGGGTTGCGATATTCCGAGCATTAACATCAAGGTGGACTTTGTGGCACTGGAAAAGACGGTGGAGTATCGGGAGTATGCCGTTCTGGAGGAGGTCTTTCTGGGGGATATGGTGACGGTTATCAATACAAAAATGGGATTTCGGAAGCAGGCGAAGGTTATTTCCTATGAATGGGATTGCCTTCTGGAGCAGTACAATGAGGTGGAGCTGGGGGATTTCATTCCCACGCTTGCGGCATCCGTTACCAGTGGCGTGAAAAGCGGTTCGCTTGCGTCCTCTGCGTACATCAATGCGGCATCGGTTATGACACTGCTCCAACAGCATTTGAATGATTTTAACAATCCGCACCATGTTACAGCGGCACAGGTGCAGAGTTGAGAAAGGGGATGACAGCATGGAAGCAATAGAAAAAATGGTGCAGGAGGCACTGGACAGCACGAAAAGCGCACACAAGCGCATTGACCGCATGGAGAAGCGGCAGGACAATCTTGAGGAGCTGACAAATGCGTTTTCGGTCCTGCAAAACGAGCAGGAGCATATCAAAACGGATGTCGGGGAAATCAAGGACGATGTGAAGCAGCTGGTCTCCAAGCCTGCAAAGCGTTGGGATGGGCTGATTGATAAGGCTATTGCTGTAGTTGTCGGTGCGGCTATCGGGTTTCTGCTGAATGGTGGCGGTTTATGATGAAAAAACGCAGACGGATTCGTTTTCCACCAAAGATAAATGATGATACCATGTCCAGCATTGTGATTTATTCGTTGGTATTCTGCGCAGGAATCACGATTGCGGGCATGGTATTAGGTGCATTTGACCATGATGTGAGTGCTGTGGTTGACAGTGCGCATCGTGTATTTGGGACAGAATTAGGCATCTGTGGTCTGATGAAGCTGTACGATAAAGGCGTGGAGCAGGCGGAACGCAGGAAGCGGCGAGAGGAAGGGAAGGAGATTGAATAATGTTTTTAATGGAAAATTGGTATCTGGTGGTTGCGCTGATGGCGGTTGCAGGGATGGTCGGTGTGTTTATCGGGCGTTTTCTGAAAATGCCAACATCCGAGCAGAGAGAAAGGGTAAAGGAATGGCTGCTGTGGGCGGTCACACAGGCAGAAGCGGAGTTGGGGAGCGGCACAGGGAAGCTGAAGCTACGGCAGACCTACGATTTATTTATCCAGCGGTTCCCTGCATTGGCTATGGCGGTATCCTTTGACACCTTCTCCCTGTGGGTGGATGAGGCACTGGAGGAAATGCGAAAGCTGCTGAAGGAAAATAAAACAGTCAGAGAGCTTGTAAAGGGGTGATTATATGGCGAAAAAAATGACAGGCAAGGAGCTGGTAGCCTTCTGCCGCTCCAAAATCGGCACGCCCTATGTTTACGGCATGAAGGGCAAGGTTATGACGGAGCAGAACTATAAATTTCTGAAAAATACCTACGGGAAAATGGTCTGGCTGAGTGACAGGGAGAAAATCGGCAAGGTCTGCGTGGATTGCAGCGGACTGATTTCGTGGGCGTGTGGCGTGACGCTCGGTTCGGGCCAGTGGAAGGCAAGGGCAACCAAAATCAACCCCATTTCCACCATCGAAAAAGCACCCATCGGGGCGTTGGTCTGGATGCAGGGGCATATCGGGGTGTACACTGGCATGAAGAATGGGCATCCGTATTATGTGGCGGCGGATGGCAGTGCTTACGGCGTGCGAGAAGTCCCCCTGCGGTGCAATAAATTCACGCATTGGCTGTTGGTTGAGGATGTTTTTCAATACGAAATGAGGGATGATGAAGTGGTAGAAAAATGCAAAATGATTATCAATGGGAAAGAACATACGGTGGAACGGATTTTGAAGGATGGAACAAACTATATCAAGATTCGGGATGTGGCGGATGCTATCGGGTATAACGTTACCAGTAAGGGGAATGTTGCTGTGCTGACGAAGAAAGGATAAGTATACTTGCAATTATACATAGGTAGAATGTAAAATACAGATAAAGCCCCATCAATTGCATGATGGGGCACTCTGGGTAAACGAAGAAAATGACGTTTATTCTTTTGATTGGGATAGCGAAACGGTATAATGAAGAAAAAAAGAGGTGTATTTCAAAATGAGAGAGATATTAGCTGACAGGAAGTATAGACATTTTAAGGGAAACGATTATAAAGTGCTTGCACTGGCGGAGCATACCGAAACAGGCGAAGAATGTGTTGTGTATCAGGCTTTGTATGGCGAAGGAAAAATTTATGTGCGACCTTTAGATATGTTTGCATCTGAGGTTGATAGGGATAAATATCCGGATGTCTCCCAGAAGTATCGGTTTGAATTGGCGGACTGA